CGGCGGACCGGAGCGGCGCACCGAAATTGTCGCGCTTGCCTCGGGACGCGAGGAGCGCAATGCGCGCTGGGCGCATTCGCGACGCCGCTACGATGCCGGGTACGGCATCAAGACCTTCGAGGCGCTGTCGCAGGTCATCGCATTCTTCGAGGAGCGACGCGGCATGCTGCACGGCTTCCGCTGGCGCGACCGGCTGGATCATGCCTCGGCTGCACCAGGCGTTGCGGTCACGCCATTCGACCAGGTGCTCGGCACCGGTGACGGCGAGCGCGATGCGTTCGCCCTGGCCAAGAGCTATGGCGGCGTGTTTGCACCCTACACACGGCCGATCGTGAAGGCGGTTTCGGGCAGCGTACGTGTCGCCGTTGACGGCATCGAACTGGATGACGGGTTCAGCGTCGATGACACGACGGGTCTTGTGACATTCGTTACGCCGCCCGGACCAGGCGAGGCGGTCACGGCGGGCTTTCTGTTCGATGTGCCGGTGCGGTTCGACACCGACTATCTCGAAGTCGATCTGTCGGCGTTCGCGGCGGGCGCGATCCCGAAAATCCCGCTCGTCGAGATCAGGGTGTGAAACAATGCGCGTCATCCCGCCAGCCCTGCAGGCCAGGCTGAATTCCGGCGTCACCACGCTGTGTCGATGTTTCATCCTCACGCGCCGCGATGGCGTAATCCAGGGTTTCACCGATCACGACCGTGATGTAGTGCTGAACGATATCGTCTGCCGCGCCGATACCGGCTTTTCCGGATCGGAAGCGGTGGCGCGGCTTGGGTTGAGCGTCGATGGCATCGAAGTGTCGGGCGTGCTCACCGACGACAGCCTGAACGAGGATGCGCTCGCGGCTGGCCGGTACGACGCGGCGCGGGTCGATATGTATATCGTCGACTGGAGCGAGCCGTCGCTTCATGTGCTGATGACCCGCGGTCATGTCGGCGAAGTGCGGCGAGAGGGCAAGGCCTTCACCGCGGAGTTGCGCGGCCTCGCGGATGCGCTGAATGCGGAGACCGGACGCTATTATACGCCGACCTGCACGGCCGATCTCGGTGATGCACGCTGCGGTATTTCTCTCGACGATCCGCAAAATCGCGGCGAGGGAGTCGTGACGGACCTGACCGGTGTGTCGGCTTTCGTCGCAAGCGGCCTGTCCGGATTTGACGACGGCTGGTTTACCGCGGGCCGTCTCTTGTTCACGAGCGGTGCCAATGCGGGCGATGCGATGGACGTGAAGCGGCACCGGGTCGCGGGCGAGGCGGTCATCGTCGAACTGTGGCAGGCGATGGGACAATCCATCATGCCGGGCGACACGTTCACGGTCACGGCGGGATGCGACAAGCGCTTTGCAACGTGCCGCGACCGGTTTGCGAATGTGACGAATTTCCGCGGCTTCCCGCACATCCCGGGCAACGATTTCCTGATGCGCTACGCGTTGGAGGGAGAGCCCGGTCACGACGGCAAGAGCTTGAGCACGTGACCGTCGTCATGCCCGCGCGTCTCGCGGCAATTGGTACGCAAACAATGTCAGTCATCACACCCGACATCATTGTATCCGAAGCGCGAAGCTGGATCGGTACGCCGTATCGCCACCAGGCATCGTTGAAGGGGGTCGGCTGCGATTGCCTTGCCCTCGTTCGCGGGGTCTGGCGCGCGGTTTATGGCGAAGAGCCCGAGCGGATCCCGGCTTATGCGCGCGATTGGGCGGAAAGCACGGCGTGCGAAGCGCTTGCCGATGCCGGCGCACGACATCTCGTTGCGGTCGAAACGGACCGGCCGGGGGCAGGGGACGTCGTGCTGTTTCGCTGGCGCAGCGGCTTCGTCGCCAAGCACGCGGCCATCCTCACGGCGGATATGTCGATGGTCCATGCGCATGACGGTGCCTCAGTCGCGGAAGTCGCCTTCGCCCCGTGGTGGCGGCGGCGTCTCGCTTATGCCTTTCGCTTTCCCGGAGTGCGGTGATGGCTTCGCTCGTGCTTTCAAGCGCCGGCAGTGCGATCGGCGGCGCTTTGTTCGGACCGGTCGGCGCATTCGCCGGGCAACTGGCGGGCGCCATCGGCGGTACGATGATCGACCGCAGCCTGTTCTCGTCCTCGGCAGCCCCGCCACGGACTCATGAAGGCCCACGGTTGCGCGACCTTGAGGTGATGGTCTCGAGCGAAGGCGCGCCGATCCCGCGCGTTTATGGCCGCGCGCGTGTGTCGGGACAGGTGATCTGGGCGACCGCGCTCGAGGAAAGCATCACCACACGGACAGAAACGACGGGTGGCGCAAATTCCGGGGGTAAAGGCGGCGGCGGAAATGCCGCTCAGCCTGCCCAGACAATCACGACGCACACCTATTCCTATTACGCCAATATCGCTGTCGCACTTGCGGAAGGGCCGGTCGCGCACCTGGGGCGGATCTGGGCGGACGGAAAGCCGCTCGACCTGTCCGGCCTCAATGTGCGCTTTTACGCGGGCAGCGAAGACCAGACCGCCGATCCGTTGATTGTCGCCAAGGAAGGTGCGGAGAATGCGCCGGCCTATCGCGGAATTTGCTACGTCGTGTTCGAGCGATTGCCGGTCGGCGCCTTCGGGAACCGCATTCCGCAATTGTCCTTCGAGATCGTGAGGCCTGTCGGCGCGCTCGAGAGCGCGATCCGCGCGGTGACATTGATACCTGGCGCAACCGAGTTCGGCTATGAGCCTGCGACGGTGACGCGCAGTGTGGGGCCGGGAACGCACGAACCGGAGAACCGGCATGTGAGCCACGCGCCTTCGGATGTGATCGCCTCGCTCGACGAGTTGCAGGGATTGTGTCCGAACCTCGAGCGCGTCGCGATCGTGGTGACGTGGTTCGGCAACGACTTGCGGGCGGGGCATTGCCTGATCCGGCCCGGTGTCGATCGGGCCAGCAAGGATACGAACGGAGCGGGCTGGTCAGTCGCAGGTGTTGGGCGCAGCGATGCCTACGTCGTCTCGCAGGTCGCCGACCGCGCGGTGTATGGCGGCACGCCGTCGGACGAGAGTGTGCGTCACCTGATCCAGGAACTGAAAGCGCGCGGGCTCAAGGTCACGCTCTATCCGTTCGTCATGATGGACATTCCGGAAGATAACGACCTGCCAAACCCGTACTCCGGTGACACGCCACAGCCGGCATTTCCCTGGCGCGGCCACATCACCTGCGATCCTGCGCCGGGCGTCGACGGGTCGCCGGACGGAACGGGTGCTGCGGGCGATCAGGTCAACGCCTTCTTCGACGGCGGCGGCGTGTCCGACTGGAATTTCCGCCGACTGATCCTTCATTACGCGGCGCTTGCAATGGAGGCCGGCGGGGTCGAGGCGTTTGTCATCGGGTCCGAACTGAAGGCGCTGACGCGGGTACGGTCAGCGCCGGGCGTCTATCCGGCGGTGAACCAGCTCGTGACGCTTGCAGCGGACGTCCGAGGCGTTCTCGGCGACAATACAGTCATCACCTACGCGGCGGACTGGACCGAGTACGGCGCGCATGTCGTGGATGAGATGGCGCAGGAGGTGCGTTTCCCGCTCGATCCGTTATGGGCATCGCCCGGCATCGATGTCATCGGCATCGATTATTATCCGCCCTTGTCTGACTGGCGCGATGACCCCGATCACGCCGACCGCGTGATTGCAGATGCGATACACGACCGTGACTATCTTTCAGGCAATCTTGATGGCGGAGAGGCCTTCGATTTCTATTACGCTGGCGATGCCGACCGCGACATGCAGGTGCGCACGCCAATCGCCGACGGTCTCGGCAAGCCCTGGATGTTCCGGCAAAAGGACATCTGGAGCTTCTGGTCGCAACCGCACCATGAGCGTGTCGCCGGCGTCGAGTTGCCGTCCTCGACTGACTTTGTGGCGCAATCGAAGCCGATCTGGCTGATCGAGACCGGCTGCCCCGCGGTCGACAAGGGCGCGAACCAGCCGAGCGTATTCCCCGATCAACGATCGGCAAGCGGCGGCTATCCGTACTTCTCGAATGGCCGTCGAGACGATCTGATCCAGCGACGCTATCTCGAAGCGGTATTGCAGGCGTTCGCCGCGACCGGCAGCCGCAATCCGGAATCGTCGGAGTATGACGGGCGCATGGTCGATCCGTCCGGTGTCCATGTCTGGACCTGGGACGCGCGGCCTTATCCTGTCTTTCCGCAGGCGCTCGACGCATGGACCGATGGCGGCAACTGGGAGACCGGTCACTGGCTGACCGGCCGGCTCGGCAGCGCCGCGATGGATGGACTGATAGGAGCAATCATCGCGGACGCCGCTGCACCGGGCTGCGATGTGTCTGCGCTCGGAGAGGGCCCGGAAGGTTACGTGATCGATCGTCCGATGAGCGCGCGGGCTGCGATCGAACCGCTAGCGCGGACCTTTGCCTTCGACGCGGCGGAGCAAGAGGGCCAACTGACGTTCCGCCCGCGCGGTGGCGTGCCGATTGTCGAACTCACGGATTCGGATTGCGTCCTGCCGGATCGCGGCGTGCCGCTGCGGCTCGCTCGCGCGCAGGAAACCGAATTGCCGCGGGAGATTGCACTCGGATTCGTCGATGGCCGCAGCGATTATCGTCGCGGCGCGGCGGCATCGCGACGGCTTGTCGGAACATCGACACGGGTCGTGCAAAGCGACGTGGCGATGGTCACGAGCAGCAAGGCCGCGGAGCGCCGCGCCGACATCTGGCTGCAGGATCTGTGGGCCGGCCGCGAGAGCGCCGACTTCGCATTGCCGCCGAGCCGTCTCGGTCTTGCGCCCGGCGACGTCGTCGCGCTGACCGCGGACGGACGACGGCGAGTGCTCGAGATTCGCGATATCGTGGATACACAATTCCGCGCGATCAAGGCGCGGTCGATCGACCCTGAAATCTTCAACCTGCCACTCGAGCCGGAGGTGGCGATCGTACCGTCCATGCCGGCGCCGATCGGCCCGGCGGAGGTGCGACTGCTTCATCTGCCGAGCCTGGATGGCGCGGACCCGGTGGTGCTGACGCGTGCGGCGGTGTTCGCCAATCCGTGGCCCGGGCCGGTGACGATCTGGCGGTCGCGGGATGGCGCTTCCTACGAACGCGCAGCCACCGCTCTCGCGCCCTCCATTATCGGCGAAACTCTCGATCCGTTGCCGAAGGGTCCAGCCTTCCGCTTCGACGACGCCAATATCCTCCGCGTGCGGCTCTTTGGCGGCGCGCTCGCATCGACCTCCGACCTGGCGCTACTTGGCGGCGCAAACATCGCCGCCTTGCAGCACGCAGCCGGGGCCTGCGAGGTGATCCAGTTTGGGCGAGCTGAACTCATTGGCTACGGCGTATATGAATTGTCCCGCCTGCTGCGCGGGCAGGGC